AACCGATCCAACACTCAATGTAGTATTAGAATTGTATAGAAAAAAGTACTGAGCTTCATTTCTTACATATATCCAGTCTGTGGTAGAGTGAACATACCAATAAGAAACGTCTTCGCTTTTATTATAAATCCAAACCCAGCCAAGAGCTTCGCTCCAAAACCACATACTCTCTCCATCAATAATTTGTTTGGCATAAATCCACCCTGAAAACTTTACTGCATAAATCCACCCATTCCTTTCGAAAAGAGGCCCAAAATAACTAGAAACTTTCCATACTTTTGTTGTATCACCAATATGTCGAGTTATATTTAAATTTATATCAATCAATTCCCCTTGAGTTAAAGCATCTCCTACCACCCCAATTATCCCCTTTATTGAATATGGCACACCTACACTGATTTGATCTAATGCTTGCCGTGTTTTTGTATGAATATAATCACTTGAATTATATGGACAAACATAATGCAACCCACCATCATTCAATAAAAAGTCTTTTCCTTGATCAAGAATAAATACAATACTTGAATCATTATTTTCTGTAGCAACTTGAAATGTATGTTTTGTTGTGTTTCTTATTCTATAAATTTTTGTTTCAATCAACCCGCCAGGCAAAACTCCATCTGTTTTAAATACAACTTGATCCCCAACATTAAATTGATGATTAAAGCTTTCAAATGTATTTTCTTTTATATTTATTTCAATCGGCATTTTTAGTAGCAAATCATAAACAATCGATCTTTGTCCTTGCGGTCCAGTTTGTATATCATCCGATATACCCATGCGACCTTCAAACTTATATACTTGCGGAGTATAAATAGAATCAATTTCTGTGTCTTGATCTTTTTCTGATTTCTCGAATGGCGCGCGCAATGTTAATTTTTCTTCGGTTGTATTCGTTGCTCCAACACAAACAGTCAATTCTACAGCAGATAAAACAGGATTATCAAGAATAGATTTATCAATTAACACATAAGGATTTACATACGAATAAGTACTTTCATCAGTTATTATGCTTCTTGTTGTGCCAACCCCCAATACCCTACCGCTTCTCGATCGACCAACTCTCATTTCGTCGGATACCTCGAATATTGCGCCCGGAAAAAGATAAGAAGCTTCTTGTCCAGCGGCGAATGTTACAAACTCTGTTTCAAGCTGAGAGGTCAATAAAATCCATTTCGCAAATCTTCTTGCTTGACTTTCTGATGTGATACCCAATCCCATTGTTTCATTTTCAATATACCCAAATTTTTGTATCGCATCAGCATCTTCTTGATATACGAGGTCTGGTTTATAATTTTTTACTTTATTATTGAACCTTACTAAAGATGCAGATATTCTTCTGTTTTTTTGAACACCTATATAAGAAAATCCATCTGGGCTTATATTTGAATTATTAAACAATTGAATTGGGTTCTTATAGCTATCTTGCGAGGATATAATTTTTCCATTTGAATATGTAATCATTCCTCGAAATATTGAAGCTAAATTTTTCAACACCTCTAATGCTTCCGCTCGATCAGTAAGATACAAATTAGCAGTAAATCGCGGCTCTACAATTGCATGATTTATTTGAGACGCACAAGCACCAACCATATCCGCAGAATCTATACCAGAATCAATAGTTATTGTAAAACTTTCAGGATCAGAGCTTTGTATTGTTCTTTCTTCAATGTGAATTTTTCCTAACCTAGCAACAGATTTATATTTTTTCTCAGCATTACTCAATGAACCGCTTGTTTGATGAATAAAAAAAGCAATTTTCCTACCCTTAAAAGATTCTCCATTACCAAACTCCTCAATAAATCTTGCCCGAGATTCGGCGGTAGTACTACTAGGCTTGCCCAAGAGCGTTTGATACGCACTCGCATCATTCGCGTTATTTTTGTATCTATCTTCATTTAAATATTCGCCTTGATCAATTTGAACTCTCGTAGAATTTGCGCCCCATGAAAACGAAAACGATCTAGGATTTCCACTTTTTGTTTCAACAGGATAATCGGTTTCAACCAACTGGTCGCAATATTTTGCTATTTTATAAAGTTGCCATTTGTCTATATTTTCTTCTTCCAATCCATATTTCGCCACTCCATATCTACAATTATGCAAAAGATCAAAAAATATCCAAGCAGGATTATCTGTCCAATATTTATTTGAATCTGCAATTGAATAAATTGACTCGTCATAACCATCCTGACCCTTAAATAATCCATCCCAAGGTCCATCATATTCTCTGGTTATTGGATCATAATTATTTGGAATCAATACTTTCTTAAGCTTCACATGATACGATCTATCTGGCACATTAGAAAAGTTTTTACTATCAACCAACATTTTAATCATTGCGCTATGAGGATAAATTAAATTCTCCTGTATTTCTTCTACCACATGAGCAAGTTGCAATCTTCTTGTTCTTGTTATTCCAGCCGCATTTCCATCTTTAACCGATGGATCATATTCTGGACTTAATTTTAAAATTTTAAATGTCACACCTTCGCTAATTTCAGACAGATTCAAACTTGTATCATATTCAACCCCAATATCAAACTGATATATACTAGTGGCAATACCCTTTAACCTAAAAAAATTAAAATTATTTCCAGATGCATTAGAGTTTATTTCTTCTGTAAATGGACTATCTCCGGGGTTCACTATATTACAGCCAGAATCGCTCCTTAAAACATTATATTCTCCACCTGCACGAACAATCAATACAGCAAAGTCCAACATGTTATCAACCACCGACCCATCATCTTTTTGTTTTGACAATTCTGCGCGAAATGAAAACGTCACTTTTCCAACGTTTGAATTTGAGACTTGGTGAGAAACAATTTTTGCATCATTTAATATAGCATCAGAAACAAGGTATGTTGTTTTTTTTGTATCATTTCCCTTCATTTTATATTTTTGATTTCTTCCGTATGGAGAAGCGCCATATAATAAAGTATCATATTCTTTGATAGAAAACACGCCTTCACTTAAATATTTTGATTCATCATCAGCCCCTCTTTTAAACTTTGGTTTTCCGCGAGAAGTATCTTGGCCTTCGTTGAGTATATAATTATATGAACCCTCATCGCTTGCGCTTCTTGGAGTGTTTTTTAATTGTACGTCATTCAAATATATTCCCTCAAATATATTGTCATCAGCAATAGAGTTGCCGTTTTTATTCACAAAACCCTCAATTGGCCCTTCACTCAAAAGATCAACAACCTCCATCTCGGTATAACTTTCAAGAGTGTTTGCGTTATTGGATGTTGAGAGTTTTTTACTTGTTTTTCTTGTGGCTACATTTATTGAGCCTATTCTCAAACGACCATAACCAATTGGCACAGGTATTCCTTGAACTTGTCGTGTTATTGCTCCTGCAAGTAAAAAAGATTTTGTGCTAATTGGATCTTTACGTTTGGGAGAATCTGGTGGTTTGGTTATCACAGACATCGTATAAGCTACTGCTAAGGAAACAACGATATAACCCGCAGTAGTTAATCCTGCACTAATTACACCACCAACAAATAAAAACGGCAGAATCACACCTGACCCCGAAGCGGGAGTTAAAACATGTATTTCTTTTTGCCTTAAATTTACCTTAGACAATTTTTCATCAATTATATTTTCGCGCAAATCATTTTCATCTTTTATAGATTTTGGATTTTTACATAATACAATATACTCATTTCCACCTGCTTCAGATTTAATTATATAATCAAAAAAGCCTTCGCAATTTGCTTCTATAGCAGAGAAAGCTTCCTGCACACTATCGACAGCAAGCTCCCACTTTTTACCAAAGAGCTTTCCTAGCTTTCCATGTAGATATACCGTTTTCACTTTACCTTAAACCTTGTATAGTTATACACTTATATTTTCGTATAAGTAAAAGTCATCATCCCTTAAACTATATATAAGATATGGTATGCATGATTCATCAGAATTTCGAACATCATTTACGCTTGGTTTCGCAGACCCTAAAGTATGAGAATGCACAACATATTGTACATCATAATCAATCAATATTTTAGCTTCTATTGTAAAATTATGAGTTTGATTATTGTTTATATTTTTACATTCTAAAAAAAACAATTGTTCATTTTCACAATATATAATGCCACAACATTCTATGTTAGGATTTTTGCGGCAATATTTTTTTATTTGTTCAAGTATTTTTTGGGGTATATTATTCAATTGGAAATCTCTCGGTTCCAGGAAAACCCCCAAATCTTAGGCCAGGATTGGACGAGTTGATACCGTTATATGCTTGTAGATCACGATCAGTGAATCTTTTTTTACATGCCTCAATTGTTTTTTGACATTCATCCTTCAACCAATAATCTTTCGAAAAAAATGGATGATGTTTTGATGCGTCAGCATGATCTTGAACACACACAAAAACATGAGGAGTTGCTTTGTATGGATTGTTAGCATTTCGCGGAATAATTTTTACAACATCGCCAAGATTATATCCAACATTACCAGACTCATCTCCCTTTTCCCATTTTTCACCTACATATTGATGCCCATATCTACTCCACTCTGGCACGCCATCTATAACCCCAAATTTAGCAACTTCTACTCGTCCAACATCGACTAACTGAGAAGGCGGAGCAAATGATTTTTGTTTTGCCGCGAATCCACTAGTCAAATCTTTTGAGTCAGAAGTTTCTATAGGCAACCCTTTGTAGCCACAACCTATACTGCATCGATATGTAAAATTACAATAACCAGAAAGAACAACCCTTGCAGGAACAAATGTTAGTTCGAATCAGATTCGCCGAATGGATTTTGTCCTTGTTGAAAATTTTCTGAATCAAGAAATCGAGCATATGTTCTTTTGCGCGTTATCTTACAATTAGCGAAGTCTTGATTTGAGTGAATAATTTTTGAGAACAAACCGTCTGGGTTAGCTATGGTAAATTTTGGCCGCGGCAATCTTCCATCTCCTTTTTGCTCAAATCCTTCCATTTTTACTGGAAGTGGTTGATAAGAATTTCCTTGCCATATCACAGGATTTGTTCCATTTATCATTGGGCAAAATCGATACACACTTTCTGCGCCAACATTTATGCCATACAAATCTTTTAGTTCTTCAAGGTTTGGCTGTAAGCTACTAAAATCAATTTCATACAAATCAATCAATACGTCAGGCGTAAGAGAAAAAAGTTGTTTATTTAAATTTGATTCTGCTTTTGCCATTTTACTCCCCGATATAAATTTTCACTTCACCATATTGTACTGCATATATAGAATCGCTTGCGACATTCAATCTTGCAGTATAATAACGATTGTTTTGCATAATTTCAATAGACCCATTGTTATTGTTTACAATATTATCACCTAAATCAGTAACTAAAACGTCAGTAACCAAAAAATCAATTACATTATCTCCACTTACTCCCTTAAATGCTATTTCGCAAAAACCTTCTTCCCCACCAGGCAGATTTGATGTTGCATTTTTTACAATAAAACTTTCACTCACAAATATTTTTGTATATATAGCAAAATCTCTATCACTCAAAGACCTTATTGTTCCATTATTGAATTGAATAAACCTACTTCCGCTTTGTAGTCCTGAAATTGATTCCCCGATATATGTAAACGTATAACCACCCTCAGATCCAGGTTTATATTTTTTACCAAGCCTAATTGTTTTTCCCTCTAGAACACCAAGAGAAGCATCCACAGGCAAAGAAAATACATAATCGCTTGAACTTAAATTTGCTCCAACAATAGGAACAGATACTGAGGAAGACCCTAAAATACGAAACTCGTCAGTTGGATTTGGATATGTGACTTCTCTACCCTGTTTTTTTCCAAGGTATTGCCAATGTTGTTCCCCAAAAACAGCCTTTGGAACTTCATTTGCACTTTCTTTTTCTCCGTCTTGGTCGTGATCCCACGGTCGACCTCCATTATAATACTCCAACAAATCACTATAATAATCTACATAAGCTTCGTAATCAGGTTGATTATGAGTCAAATTTATAGAACTAATAGTAATATCTTGATCGCCGATATTTTTAAAGTAAACTCTGCCTATAAAATCATCGAACACAGACACATCTCCACCCACCCCCTTACCTTTTAAAACTGTCGGAGAAGTGAATAATAATTCTCCTGGAGATTCTATGGGAGGAGATATATTCTTATCATATTGTTGAGCGTCAAAATTAAAAGGATATTCTTCGAACTTCGCGCTGATACTATGATTGTTTTTATAATTGTATGTGTGAGTCCATTCTTGGCAAACAAAATTTCTTTCGCGATCATATGGAGCTGGCGGGGAAAACTGAAAAGGTGTCGCGCCATAGTGTTGTTCCAAAAAATGAAGAATTGCATATGCTTCTTCGTCACTTCGATTATTAAAATTTAAATCTAAATTGAGCAAGCTTTCATTTATTCCATCATTGTATATTTGAGTATATCCTGCGCCCAATGAAATTTCATTCATTCTTGGTTTTTGATTGACATTCAATCCTATTGACGGCTTCCAAAAGAATTTTCTTGTCCAGTATTCGGTATTAATATCTTTAGCATAGCCATTCTCTCGCGTCCAATTTGCTTGTGCTTCAACGGGACTTTGGTTGTACGAAGAAGTATCCCCACTCCAATAATAATGTTTTTGATTTATTGGGCTATACGCAACGTCATGTTTTTCATAAAATTGTGAAGAATCATATTCTTTCGCTGGATTAACGAACAAGCCACTAGTTTTATGCAACAATGAAGTGTCAAGATTTCTTAGTTTTACAGTAATATCATTGCTGTTTTCAAAGTTTAAACCATGATTCCATTCACTGCAAAAGAATTTTTTTGTTTGAACTTCGGTTGAATCGTATGGATGAAATGTTGAATTTCCATCCCACCTAAAACCAGAAATTCCTTGTTTATATTTTAAGTTTGGAGATGCCCTATCTTGTTCGTGCTGACCTTGATGATTTTCTAAAAAATGAACAATTGCATTTGCTTCTCTGTTTGTTCTGTTTTTAAATTTTAAATCAACTTCCATATTCAAGCTGTTAATATTTTTTGGCTGCAAGATATAGTATCCATTGCCATATTCATATTTATAATTGTTTGCGCGAAAATCTACAGTTGTTCCATAATCTGCATCAAAAAAGAACTCGTCCCTTGCCCACACCAATGGACTTTCTGTTGGAGATAAACTTAATGCAGAAATTGAAATGATATTTGGACCCTCCTCTTCTGTCCCCTGTATTCCCGGAGCATCCAAAGCGGTAACCTCTAAAAATGTTCCAGTAAAATTTGTGTCACCATTTAAAGATTTTTGATCGGTTTGAATTTGATTGATTTCATATATTCCGTCGCTACCCTCAACAGAACCGCTTAGTCTTACAACCTGACCTTCTTTAAATTCTGCTCCAAATTGACTTGATTGATTTAATAGATCAACAATATATTCTTTTGAATCAACGCCATTAACCAATGCAATGCGATAATTATCTTGCAAATAAACTCCGCCACCATCAGTTATATTTTCTCGCGCATAATAAAACAAACCATCATCATCATTTCTAACAAAATCAAATTTTTGATAATCTACTCCACTTTGATATACTCCACTATAATTTGATAGATTAGTGATGTGTTCAGAAACAAATAAATTTTCGGCGCTCATTATTTAATAATTTCTTTTATTGTGATATTGCTTCTTGCATTTTGTCCTTCGGCAATAGAAAGTGATTCGCTGATTATTTTTCCGGTTGCATCAAATCGCGCAATTTTATCGCCCGCCAAAGACAATAGAAATACAGATATAGATGAATCGACGAGACCTTCTGGAGATGTAATATTTTGGCGATCTCCGTAAGCGTTAAGGTTTTCCACAATTTCATTTGCTTCGATGTTCATTTCTTTTTCGATACTTTCCACAGACACTCTTACTGGAACTGCGCCGCTTGCAACAGTATTCACAGATGTATGTTCATTTTTGCGTATTTGATTATGAACTTTTCGATTCACTACAATATTATATTTCAAATTCAATATTTCAAATTCATTTTGTACAACATTACTAGCAAGCAATTCGCCAAATGATTTTACAGAATGTGCGAAATCAACATTTGTTTTATGAAATCTTCTTTCTATGGTTTTATAAATTGATCCATATATGTCGTAACTTGCGGTTGCGCGTATTGTTTGAAATGGCGCCGCATCAAAACCAAAAGATTTTAAATACATATTATTAAAACTATATCGACCCACAACATTATTGTTTATCGCTGACTCGCTCATTCCATCCATAATATCAAACATTCTATCAATATTATTTGTTATACCATCAATTGCAAACATTTCAGGAGATATAAAAAATGATATTTCTAATTGGCCTTTTAAATTTTGAGTTGGTGCGAAATTAACAAATTGTGTGCGCGCTCCAGCAATTGCAGGATCAAAATCTCCATATACTCTCTCAACCTCCAAAGTTGGCGCGATTGATAAACTAGCAGAAGAAGCAAGCAAATCTTTGCCGCCAATAACTATCTTTCCATCTTCAAATCTTAAAATTGGATCTTTCATACGATCACGGCTCCAAACCTCCATCTAAAATTGTCCAATTGTATGTGTCGATCAACGTGTTTCTTGCGGCTTCACCAGCGCTTGAGTATTGACTGTTGCCGCCATTAAACGTGATGTTTATGGGTATTTGTGTCTCTCCAGCTTGAGCATCTAGAGTCGCCCACCCATTCAGCAATTGGTCATAATTTTGGGTACTGAAAGATGATGGGCTGGAAAACATGTAGCCCATATCTGTTACGCTGCTTATGTTCCAATCACCAATGGGTTGATCGAAAGATGATGCGCCGTAAAACATGGCATACATACGCTTCACGCTGCTTGTGTCCCAATCACCAATGAGTTGATTGAAAGATGATGCGTTGTAGAACATCGAGCTCATATCAGTCACGTTGCTTGTGTTCCACGCGCCAATGGGTTGATTGAAAGATGATACGTTGTTAAACATGCTATTCATAAGCGTCACGTTGCTTGTGTCCCAATCACCAATGGGTTTATTGAAAGATGATGCTTTGTAAAACATGAGCCTCATAACAGTCACGTTGCTTGTGTCCCAATCACCAATGGGTTGATTGAAAGATGATGCGTTGTAAAACATGAACCCCATATCAGTCACGTTGCTTGTGTCCCAATCACCAATGGGTTGATTGAAAGATGATGCGTTGATAAACATGCCATTCATAAGCGTCACGTTGCTTGTGTCCCAATCACCAATGGATTGATTGAAAGATGATGCGTTGTCAAACATGCCATTCATAAGCGTCACGTTGCTTGTGTCCCAATCACCAATGGATTGATTGAAAGATGATGCGTTGTCAAACATCGAGCTCATATTAGTCACGCTGCTTGTGTTCCACGCGCCAATGGGTTGATTGAAAGATAATGCGTAGTCAAACATGTAGCTCATATCAGTCACGTTGCTTGTGTTCCAATCACCAATGGGTTGATTGAAAGATGATGCGTCGTCAAACATGTAGCTCATATCAGTCACGTTGCTTGTGTCCCAATCACCAATGGGTTGATTGAAAGATGATGCGTTGTTAAACATGCCATCTATAAGCGTCACGTTGCTTGTGTCCCAATCACCAATGGATTGATTGAAAGATAATGCGTTGTTAAACATGTAGCGCATAAGCGTCACGCTGCTCGTATTCCAATTACCAATGGGTTGATTGAAAGATGATGCGTAGGAAAACATGCGCCTCATATCAGTCACGTTGCTTGTGTCCCAATCACCAATGGGTTGATTGAAAGATAATGCGTAGTCAAACATGTGCCTCATATCAGTCACGTTGCTTGTGTTCCACGCGCCAATCTCTCCATTGAATGTTGTTTTGTTGTAAAACATGTAGCTCATATCAGTCACGTTGCTTGTGTTCCACGTGTTGATGTCACCGTATGTTATTGTCGCAGTAGCTTCATCTGCAACCCATGCATCAACTGCTGTTTTCAGCTCGGTTTTGTCAGCTGGTGTGAATATAACATTTACGGTCAATACGATATTGTCACTACCTGCAGTGTTGGTTGCTGTGAGTGTGATGATATAGTTTGTAGAATCTGTTTCAAAATCTGGAGCAGTCTTGAATGTTACTTCTCCTGTTGTACTATTCACATTGAATGTTTCGGCAGCAGTTTCGTCGATACTATATGTTACCGCGCCGTCTCCACTATCTAGTGTTGATACTACCTGCACAATTGTATTATTCTTATTCACATCAATAGATTCTGTTGAGGCGCTCCAAGATGGAGCAACATCGACTACATCAATAACATTTACGGTCAATACGATATTGTCACTACCTGCAGCGTTGGTTGCTGTGAGTGTGATGGTATAGCTTGTAGAATCTGTTTCAAAATCTGGAGCAGTCTTGAATGTTACTTCTCCTGTTGTACTATTCACATTGAATGTTTCGGCAGCAGTTGCGTCGATACTATATGTTACCGCGCTGCCTCCACCATTTAGTGTTGATACTACCTGCACAATTGTATTATTCTCATTCACATCAACAGATTCTGTTGAGGCGCTCCAAGATAGAGCGACTTGTGTATAATTTGCGACAATAGATACATCACTAGTGGGCATTGTAAAACTTCCTGTTATGTTTGTGCGATCAAAATTGCTATTATAAATGGTTGTATTCTTTTCGACTACGCTCCAATAAGTAAATATATATCCTGGATCTGATTGAGCATTCACAGTCACTTGATCACCAATTGACGCAGAAGAAACGCTGGCTGTTTGCGTGCCATTATCACCACTCATTGATATGTTGTAAGATATTGGAGAATAATTTGCATCTAACCTCACGTTTTGGTTTGGCATAATAAATACCTGTGAAGGTTGTGATGGATAATCAAAATTAAACCCACCCTCAATCACGTTCCACGAATTAAATTGATATCCCGCATTACCAGATGCAGATACAGAAACTATTTCTCCCTGAGAATAATATCCTTCCCCCACCTCATTACCGTTCAAGCCGTCTAATGACAATAAATATGTTTGATTATATACTCCACTTATTGTTGTATCTTTAAATGATGTCAAAAAATTTGTTGTTCCGCTGTTTATATGTTCAATTGTTCCGCCGCCCTCAATCAATTCCCAATTTGAAAATTTATATCCTGGATCAGCAATAGCGCGAATCTTTATGTTTTCTCCCTGAACATATTGTCCACCACCAAGGTTTGTGCCACCATCACCCACTACAGTCAAATTATATTCTGTATCCCCAATATTATTTGATATAGGATTGTGATAAGTTTCATATCCTTTGTATGTTAATGACATACTCATTTCTCCATCAATACTACCATTCAAGCTTTCACTTGTTAAACGCATATCAAAACCAGTAAAACTATTTATTTTATACAATGAATCTTGTGCATCAAAAATGTTTATCACAACATCACTCTTTGGCGCAGCTTGCAATCGATCTTTTATTTCACGAATTTCATATTCATCAGCAATGATAGTAAAATTTATATCAGTTTCTATGGGATATTGTGTGTCGATTTGTATGGGATCTAAATTTACGGCGTTTAAAGTTGGATTTTCTTCATACCAATCCGCAACTTCTCCTCTGGGCAATGCATATATTGGTGTTGTTGTGATGGCTTGACTAAAACTAAAATCACTAATCACGTCAATTTCAAAATCGCTTACTTCAATTTTTATGCTTGCTTGATCAGGATATCTTATATTAGGATGTGTTTTTGTTGCGTTGTTTATTATTCCACTACCCAAATTACCATAAATCGTAAAATCAACCTGTATGTCAGGAATCTCTCCAGCTGTACAACTCACACTATATCTTGAAACACGACCTTTTGTGAAACCAAATCCTTTTGTATCATTGTCGTATAATATTGATCCCTCAAATTCTTCTTCATTGAATCGATATTTTCCAATTGAATTTGTTTCCAACAATGGATCAGCGCCAACCATTTTTCTGTTGATGCTAAAATTTCCTTCTAGTGGTGCATCAACCAATGCATCAACAAATCCTACGCCAGCAACACGTATCGGTTTTTCGCTTATACCATAACTACCATCAACACTTTGTACGCCAAGCAATTTGTAGCCATCAATTATTACGCTTTGTTCGTAATTTGAATAGCTCATGATCAATCACTTAATAGTCCCCCTGGACGTTGCTCCTCAACAATAACAGAAACAACTTGTTGTTTGATACGTTCAGCAAGTGCGGCATTACTTTGTTCATCGCTTGAACGATCCGCTGGATTTTTGCCGGTTGAACCGCTTTCTTTTTGTTGTTTTTGATTGGATGAACCGCGCTCCATGTTGATTGAAATATTTATGTTGTTTGTGTTGCCGCCAGTTGAGCCGGTTTCACTTGAACCTGCAATTTCGCTGACTGCGCCACCATCATAAAATTTTCCTGCATTTATTTGATCAAGCATTGGCTTGCCAATTTGACGAGCACTACTTGCACGAATAACATATTCTCCTTCGCTGAGCATGGCGGGTATTTGGTCGATACCAGATTTTCCTGCGATGTGACCGCCGCTGGCGTATTTGCGCATTGGTCCGCCTAAGTATTTTTGATCATAAAAAAATGGAGCCAGAGCAGGGTTTATAGTACTTGGACTTCCCCAAGAAAAAGGATTAAGGCTTCGCGTTGCAGTTACATTAGTGAAACCGCTCCCAGCAAGATTGGCGCCGGGCAAAGTGCTTACGGCCATTCCACTGGAATCTATAGCCATATTTACTCCTCCAGGGGTATTTGCTCCATATCCAGCGGCCTTTGCAGTACCTGTTAAATTACCTCCCTGCATTGCACTACTCAATCCTGCAGTAGCTAATGTACCCAAAACCATTCCTAGCAACTGTCTGCGTTTTGCTTTTTTGGCCTGGCGTTTTGCTTCTGCCTCTTGTCTGCGACGCTCTTCTTCTGAAAGTATTGCTTGCATTGCACTTGTGTCTTCACTAAGTCCCACATTGCCAGATTGAGCATAAAAAGCGCCGCTCATTGCTTTTCTTTGATATAATCTACCAGAATCAAATCCTCGTCCTCCTCCGAAATTTGCGGCAAGTGCAGAACCTTGCGCTGCGGGACCTCCTGGCGCGCCTTCTCTTCTTATTTTTCCTTTTGCTAATAAATCATTTTCTACCGACCCTCCACTAGCAAATCCAGGTATGCTTCCACCAGCATTCATTCCGTGCATGAATGATCCGCCATATTTAGCCACAGCATCGCGACCCATAACATATTCACCATTGCTTACCATAGCAGGCACTCCTCCACCGCGACTATAGTTGCGCACATTTCCACCTTGAGAAAACGGCAATCCAACCATCTGGTATACCATTTTTTTCATCATTGCTTCCTGTATCATACCAAGGAAACTAATCGCGGCGTCGGTTAATCCTTCTTTTATGCTTTTTGTTCCATTAATTGCTTCGGTCATTGCGCCGGCAAGTCCGTCGGCGAAAGCTCGCGGAACATTTCTGCCAAGCTCTTTATCTATGACATCAATTTCATTTTGTAAATCGGCGATACCCTGCTTAAACCCTGTTCCGAAAGACATATCTAGGCTTTCTTTCTTTTGTTTTATTTTTTGTTCTGTTATTTTCTCTTCAGTGCCTAAGATTTCTTTTTTATCAACAATTTCTTTCTTTACCTGCTGCTCGATTTCTTGACCCAATTCAGCCCTACCTTGTTGACCAATTTGCCTAAGGTTTTCAATTTTCTCATTTTCTTTATAAAGAGGCGCAAGCTCGGGATCGCTCGGATCGAGAAAAGGATCAAGTTCTTCATATTTTCCATCTTTAACTAATTCTCTTGATTTTTTTGCAATCTGCTTATGTATCTCAGCTTGTCTATCGTCCAAACTTGAAGTATCAGAAAAGTCTGTAATGATCAAATCATTAACTGATCCCAACTTAGGGTCTTTTCTGGCTTCCTTAAATTTGGCCTCATCGATGGTCATACCAAGCTCTTTATATTTTGATATTAACTTATCAACAACCTCAATAGTCATTTCTTGCTCTTTTGTGGCTAAATCTTGAGCTGAATTTCTTTGAAGCTCGACTAATTCCCTATTTGCCAACGCCAACTCTGTGGCATATCGATTTGCATTTTTCCACCTTAAATCTGAAAGCCGGTTACCTGCATCAGTTTTTTGATTATCTAGATCACGAAATGTGTCTTGATATTCTGCTTCTCTATTGAGCGCCTTGTACAATTCAACTCTTTTGCCAATTGCATCATTTAATTTTCGGTTTTCTTCTGCGGTTTTTGTGGTTAAAT